CCTTTAGCCTGGTTTAAGGCTTCGGTGTCAGTCTGTACCAAAATGCCACTTCTGACGCCTGAATGGATAAAGAACTTGTCAATCGATGCCTGGTCAAAAGCGTTCTGAGCAGTGCCGCCTGAGCGGGTAACTGTGACGTCATTAATGAGCGTAGTATCGTCATAGGCCACAACAGCATTCTGGAACGTTAGAGCAGTGCCATTATCGGCGTAGCTGTAGGCAGCCGTAGCTGGATTCTTGATTAGGTTATTACGGCTATAGAATCTAACTGCGCCTTCGGCATCGATGAACAGACCGCCGAATTCGCTATCCTCTACTGTCTGTAAAGCCGCTAAAGCCGTTCTAGAGGTCCCAGGGTCGGCTTGTAGTGTAGTGTCCCCAGTGTCCACGTTTCGAAGGCTTACAGGCCATTCTATGACGTCTAGGATGGCATTTACGCGAGCTCCTGAGAGCTGGCCAGCTGGTGCTCCTGCAACGGTTGAAACTGTAGCTCCTGCTAGAAGCTTAGTGCCGTCTACGCAGCGTAGGGTGACCATACCTAAGTCCTCTTGGCCTTGCTTGAATCCTGTGTCGTAATTGGTAATAAAGCCAGAGAACAGAAAGTAATCCACGCCTAAATAGGTGGCGTAAATAATAATCTGACGCAGTGGCACTAGGTTGGGGTAATAGGCTGATAATGGGTTAGTAGGATTCCAGTCGCCATTCTGGTCATAAAGCATGACCTCAGCCACGCCTGGCTCGAACTTCTGGCTTATGCGGCTCCTACCACGTCTAATATTTACAGCGTGAACTAAGTCTGTGACCTCGACTGGCAGCGTTCCAGAGCCTAAACGGTTAGTGCCTAGTATGCCTTTAGTGGCACTGCCTAAGATAAGAGGATTAACCTCGAATGCTGTGTCTGAGTCAAAGTCTACAAAGACCCGAAGCTGGGGAGCTGACATTACAGAGCTACCGCATTCAGCGTAATGGACTGTCCACGCTTCTGGACCTCATATAAGCCTTCTGTAATAACCTGAATTAAATCATCGTTAGACATGACATTACCCGCTACGTTTACAGTCACGTTGGTAGCCTGGAAGCCTTGTGGTCCGAATGTACCGATAGTCTCAAAGATGTCTGCGATGCGCTGACGTGCAGCTGCTTCATTAGGTGTGTCGTCAGCTTTACCGCTTAGAACTACGCCTGAGTTAGCGATGATGGTCGCACCACCCACATTGAATGTGTCGAATGGATTAGCAGTTCCATTACCCGTAATAATGCTAACACCTGCTGGGTCGGTTGGATTGGCTGTAATCCCAGTGCCAGAACCGCCGCCACCACCACCGTTACCGCCACCAGCTGAACCGCCGCCACCTGAGCCACCTGCGCCATTACCGCCGCCATTACCAGACCCGAAGCCGTTAATAGCGTTTTTGATGGCGTTAATCTTGCCTAGAAGTCTATCTAGGATGGTATCCCAGTCTTCAAATGGATTCTTAGCCTTAGGTAAGTTAGCTATGCCAGTGTTAAGCAAAAATAGCTTTGTCTGAGCATTAATAATCTTATTAATGACATCAGTAGCGTTATCACCTGTTTTAACAGTAATGCCCAAGTTGTTGAGCATTGGGCTCTGCATTAGCAGCACTGCCTGGGTTAGCTTGTCTGCTGCGTCTGCGTTCTCATTTTGAATAGCCAATAAAGCTGTAAGACGTAGACGGTTTTCCTCGGTTACGCGATTCTGTAAAGCCGCAATAATCTGGATGTTTTCTAAATCGAATACAGTCCCAGCGCGTTTTAGCTGTAGAGCTTCTTTCTCACGCTTAGCTCTTTCCTTCTCAGTTTTAGCAGCTAAGGCAGCAGCCTTCTTACGGTCTAATTCAATCTTCTTTTGTAGGTCCTGCTGCTTTTTCATGTCAGCTAGGAATTTACGGTTAGCCGCTGGATTGTTAGCTGTTCTATTGGCAGCAGCCATTGGATTATCAAATAAAGCTCTGATTTCCTCTAGCTTGCGGCGTTCTTCTTCATCAATGCGGAAACCAGTAGAAAGTAGTTCTTTTGTATAGCGGATGGTCAATCCAGCGCGGCGGAAGACATCACCGATGAAGCCACCAATTTTAACAATCGCTTCTAGGCCTTTAGTGTAATTACCGTTATTGAGCTGCTCTAAGCCGCCAATAATTCCTTTGCCTAATTCCTCTGACGCATCGCCAAAAGCTATTTTTAACAGTTCTACCTTACCTGCGTAGCTGTCAGCGTTAGCCGCAGCTGAGCCAGCGAATTGTCTAGACAGTGTTGTTATAGCTGTGTTAAAACCCATCGCTTCAAGTTCGGCAGTGGTATAGGCAGTCTGTAGCTTGCCTAATGACGCATAGTTACCGTTATAGGCACGACTTAATGCGGTTGTAACTGAACCTAAATCTTTACCAGTAGAAGCCGAAATATCCATCGCAACGCTAAGGAGCTGCATAGATTGTTTAGCATCTAGTGTTGTAGAGATGAGCTGAGTAATCGCAGGAGATAGTTCATCCTTGCTTATCGCAGTAGCTTTCTCAGTCTTCTCTAAGTAATCTTCAATGGCTGAAGTGTTGTAAGCCAGGCCTAAATTACGTAATGATTGAGCAAGCTTGACCGCTGCCTTATCCTCTGCAATAAAAGCTTGAACGGACTTTTTTAACGCCTGGAAGCCAGCGATGGCTATAAATGTTCTGCGAGCTTGACGGGCTAAACCATCAAAACTTTTATTAAGCTTGTCAGTAGACTTTTGCGCTTTCTTAAATCCAGCTTCCTTAAATTCGGAAGCTATATCTATGCGGACCTCAGCCATTACGCAGCCTTCCTAACTTTTGTACGAGCATTCAAAGCTTTAGCGGCTTTGTCAATCGCCTTAAATGTTGCGTCTAATGCCTTACCTTGATTCTCAGCGTAAGCTGCATAAAGCAAGCGTCCGCGACCACGCTCGAATTTATCGTACTGTTTCAATGGTCCGACACCGTTCATAGCACCTACGAAGCGGCGACCAGCATCAGGATTATTAGAACGGCCATAGACCTGTGTAGATTTACTTCCATGATTACCCATTTGTGGACGTCCACCAGGATTAATGCGGCCAGCCCACTCTACAATCATACCTGCCGCTGATTTGTTAAATAATGAATAAAGACCGCTGAAGCCTTGTGAGTTACGCTTACGAGCTCCAAGTGAATAGGTTAAACCATCTTTAATTTCACTGGAATTATATTTAGGAAACGGTCTGAATTTAGAAGTCCTGCTAACAGACTCTACGCCATTATCCTGCCAGTTATACAAGCCACCAGGAGCATTCCCTGGGACTTTAGCTTCTGCTGCAATTATGACGTCTTTTAATGCAGTGCGGATTTCGGCGTCCATCTGCTTACGTAGGTCAGGCGCGAATTGTTTCAGAGCTCTTTTAAGCTCTGGAATTCCGCTTACTACGACTGGCATTTTTCCTATCTTCCGCTTGCTTAGCTAGTACGGCATGGATAGCTTTTAGTAAATCCCTATCCATATTAATGAACTCGCTAGGCGCGATACCCAGATTCACCGATAGTTCTGCTATACGGTAAGTCCAGGTATCACGCGTTAGCCATTTGGGTATTCATCACCCAAGACTTCAACAGCCTTCAAAGTCTCTAGAAACTTGTCTCCGAACGGTTTAACGTCTGGAGCATCGCTTCTGCGTAGACACTCCCAGGCAAGCCAGTAAATGTCGGACTGCTTTTGGTCTTCCTGGAAGGCGCGATAAAACCCCTTCTTTGTGTGCTGCTCAAAAGCGTACTCGATTACTGGTGTAATCTCATGGATGGATTCAGTTCCATCTGCCCTAGTTACCTTTAGTCGTGCCATGTTTTGCCCCTATCTAATTATTACCAGGTGCCTGTGTCGGCAACTGTTACAGCTGAGTTTACAGTGAACGTGATGTCCATAGTGGCCATATCTCCTGTAGCACCGTTAATCGGTGTTAAATTGTTCACCAACAAATCACCAGTCCAGAGCTTATTTGTAGCTGATACTGCTGCTACTTTATCCTGAATTAGCTTCCAAGCTACTGTTGTACCGTAAGCATCTGACAATGTATCAAGAACTGATGCAGCTGCTTGGTCGTTCAAGAACGACACGGTGATTGTTGCGGACTCTAGACCCTTGACGAACTTGTGTGCAGTGTCGCCCATAGCGGTCACTTCTAGCTCATCAAATGCCTGATTCAATGTGACGGATGTCACATGGTCGGACAAATCTACGGAAGCAATTTTTAGTCCGACTTTATTGTTTAGCGTAATCGCCATGATTACTCCTCGTCTTTCTTAGGTTGTTTTTCTTCTTTTTTAGCAGCTGGCTTTACCTGACCGATTTTGATAAGGAAGGCCTCGCGCTCTTTGTCATTATCTGCCATGTTAGCTCCAGTCTGACAAGATTGAAATGGTTACTTCACCAGCCAGCATTTCACCTGGAGTTCCAGATAAAACACGTGGTGGTGCGAATGTGCCAATACTGTAAGCAAGATTAGATGCTTCTAGTTTGTTCACAATACTTAGGTAATAGTCTTCTATGTTTATTAGGTTTCCCTGATTATCCAACATAGGAGCAAGGACAATAAGCTTAAAATTTACTTTTGGTTTAACAGTTTTGTAATGGTCATTAGACGGTTCAATGTATGGGTCGCCTGGCTCTATGACTATTGAATTTACAAGCGGCGTGGCAGGTGGAAAAGAGAACACCTGCCAGACCGCATTATCACTTAGTGCAGCCGCGATTGTTCCACGTAGGGTAGAGATAGCTGACATTACCCGACTTGACCGCCTGGAGCTAAGTGGTCCGCAAGTAACCCGCGTACACGGGCCATAAGGGTATTACCCATTCTATAGGGTGAAGGCTGAAAGTCTGGTGAAATACCACCAGCGTTAGATGCCTGTCGCGCTTGCCATATATCTACTGCAATCATTAATGTTGCTTGACGTACTTCGTCTA